GCTGGAGCAGGCTTGACTGTTCCTCGTGCGCGGGCGTCGGCTCCGCAGGCTGCGGCGGCTCGTCAGGCGGCGCGGTGCCGCGCTGCTTCATGCCGTCGAGCAGCCGCTGGAACTGCGCCTGATCGCCGCGCTCGCGCGTGTTTTCCAAGTAGACGTTGTCGCTGGTCTGTTCGCCGAGCGGCATCAGATGTCCTCCTGCCTCTGGGCGTTGAGCCGCGCGCCCATGACATCCTCTGGCCTGTAGGCGTTCCGGTCAGGGTTCTCGTCGCTGGGCGGCGGCCTCTCGATCTGGTCATTGCTGGGAAGCGGGCGCTCGAACAGGGGCTTCATGCCCTGCGGCGGCGCGATGATCGACATCTTCTGCGGGCTTTCGTTCGGGGCTGGCGGCGGCACCTTGGTCGCCGGTTTCAGCCCGCCGGGTTGCACCGCCTTCTTCTGCTCCAGCGACTTCTTCAGCCGCTGATCTTCCCGCAGCGTGTCGCGCCACTGGTTGATCAGGTTCTGCTGGGTTGACAGGTCGGCGACATTGCCGCGCTTGGCGATCACATCAGCGTCCAGCTTGGCTTGCGCCGCCTCGATGTCGCTCTCGACAATATCGCGCCGCGTCTTGCTGCCGGTGTCGAAGTAGCGCGAGAACGGCAGCCGGTCGCGCACCGCTGCGGCGGTGTCGTCGCGCGCCCGCCGGATGATCTGGTCGGCCTTGTCGAACATGGCGGCGCGGTTGTCGAGCAGCGGCTTGTTGGCCGGGTCGGCGGTAAAGTCGTCGTATTCGCGCAGCGCCAGTTCCATGCGCTTGCGGGCGTCCTCGCCCTCCAGACCAGCCACGCCGGGAGTGAGCACGCCATGGATATGATCGCGCGCCGAGACAACCGGCGGCTTCAGGCCCTGCCGCCATGTGTCGCCGTTGCGGCGGGCCAGTTCGCCAGCCTTCGCCCCGTCGATGCTGCGGTTGCGGATTGCCGCCTCCAGCGTCTTGCGGAATTCGTCCGGTGGCTGCGCGCGGCTGTCGTTCTCCAGTTGGATCATCGCCCCTGCATCGTCGCGCGTGGGCGGCTTGTTGCGCAGGGTCAGCGCGGTGTGCAGTTGGTGATCTGACAGGAACGGCTTGGCGGTCTGTATCATTTCGTCGGTGACTTCCTTGCCGTTGAAGGCCGTGTCGGTGATTTCCTTCATCTTTTCGTCGCCGATGCGCTTGGTGCGCTTCTCGTAAGCCTCGACGCTCTTGATCATCAGCTTGGCGGCTTCCTCGTAGTTCTTCACCCGCTGCGCGAAGGCCGGGTCCTGCGGGTCGGCGTACTTCGGGTCCAGCTTGTCGAGGTCGCGCGTCATCTGCTCGTAGCTGGTGTCCGGCCCCCATTGCGTGTTGCCATGGTACGCCAGATTTGCCTCGCGCTCCGCCAGCCTGCGCTGTCCCTCGCTTGGCCCGAACACCGCGATCACCGCCTCCCGCGTCCAGCGCCCGTTGACCCCCTCCTGCCCGTGCGCCTTGACCGCGACTTCCTCCTGCGTGAAATCGGCTTTCCCGATGTCGCGCATTTGATGCACTATTCGCTCTCGTTCGGCCTGCACCGAGCGCGAGCGCGCATCCCAATGTTCCTCGCTCTGCCGCATTTCCTTCGGCGTCTGTCCGAGCAGGGGGGCCGCGCTGGTGCCGCCCAGCGTCTGCTCGCCGGTCACCTGCAACGGCTTTGTCTTTTCGCCCGTTGCTATTGCCCGCGCCTCGCTCTCGTGCAGGCGCTGCGCGTACTCGTCCGCCGCCGTTGAACTGTCGAACACGCCGAGGTGCTTTCCACTCTGGCGGAACTGGTCGAGCGCCGCTTGATCCGACAGGATGCCGCTGCCATCGTGCGCCACGGTCGGGATCAGGACGTGCTTGCCGTCCTCCATGCTGAACGAGGCCGAGCGCACCGTGCTGATCGAGCCGTCCGCGTTCTTGACGCGCGGCTGTTTCGATACGTCGATGTTGCCGGGTTCGACCTGACCGCGCTGCACGCGCACCACCGACATGGGCGACGGCGGCTCGCCCTTGCCGCCGGTCACCTTGGCGTCCCACATGGCGATGAAGTCGCGGCTGGTGACGTTCTCGACGCTGCCGAACTTCTTCTTCATGTCGTCGGGCACGTTGCCCCAGATGGCTTTCTTGGCCCACGCCTCGCCCTTCTGCCGACCTTCGCCCGTGGCATACATATTCTGCCACGCTGGCCGGTCGGGGTTGGTGTAGTGGTTTGCTGCCCCGGCCTCGCCCTGCTGGTGGATCATGTAGCTTTCGGTCAGCGTCGGCATCCGGCCGTTGGCCTTGTAGAAATTCTGGTCTTGGTCGATGAAGGCGTTGGCCGCCGCCAAGGTGTTGTCCTTTGGATCGAAGATGTTGCCTCCCGGCGGCCCGTACTTGGCGAACTCCTTGTCGGAAAGCTGGAACAGGCCCTTGTAGTTGCCGGTGACTGCCCCGGCCCTGCCGCCGCTCTCGATGGAGGCCTTCACCTTCATGCGGTCGGGATCGACGCCCGTCGCCTTCGCCACCTCGTCAATCACCGGACCCGCCGAGGTCTTGTCGATCTGCTTGACGCGCGACGGGTTTGCTGGCCCGCCGCCGCTGGGCGGCAGCGCCTGAATGCCAAGCTGGTTGCTGATGATGTCCGCGCCGTTCTTCCTGAAGGCGTCCCACTGTTGAATGATCGACTGGTCGGTGGGGTTTGCTCTGGCGCGATCCTCGAAGCCTTTGTTGGTGGCGTCGTAAAGCTGCCTGCCGTACTTCAGCTTCATGCGGCGCTGCTCGAAAGAATTGACGTTGGTTTCCTCGACCTGCGACTTCAGCGCCGCCGTTGCCGCGCCCAGCGCGTTCGGGTCGGTCATCACCGCTGCCGAATGCTTCTCGGCTGCGCCGTCGATCTGCAACTCGACGTATTTGTCCTTCTCCTGCTGCGCGCTGATCCGGTTCTCGGCGTCCTTGCGGTTCCACCAGTTATGGACGGTCGCATCAGCCTGCGTCTGGAATTTGCCGGACACGCCCTTGCGCGTTTCCGCCCATTTTGTGTCGTGGATTTCCTTCAGCTTGTCGGGGATGGTGTAGGCCTGATCGGGCGGCGTATCGCGGCGCAGGCGCGCTTCCTCCTGCACCATCGAAGTCTCGTGGTCGCTGACGATGGTCTTGCCCTTGATCGCTTCCTGCTCGTTGTACTGTTCGGTCAGCGCGCCGCCGAGGCTGGTCAGCCCCTTTTCGATGTCGTGCGCTGCGGAAATCTGCGCCTTGCCGATCTGCGCGCCGAAGGTGTCGGGTGTGGCGTAAGGCGTGTTGCTCGCGCCGGGGAGGTCGCTGACGTTCTGCTCCCAGATGGGGACCTTGACCATCAGCTAAACAGCGTCAGGGCTTGACCGCCCCCGCCGCCCCTTGTGAACGAACCGGCTGCCCCGGTGATGCCGCCGATGATCGCGCCCGTGGCGGCGATCTGTCCGGCCTTGCGCGCGTTGATCGCCTCCATGTCCTTGAGCACAGCCTGATCCTGCCAGCGTTGCGCCTCGATGCGCCCGCCGTACTGCGCCGCCTGCACGTCGCCCTCGATGCGGCCCGCGCTTTCCCCGAACACGGTCACGGGCGTGCCGGTGCCGACCTGCACGCCTCCGCCAGCGAATGCGGCGCGCTGGTGTGCCAGCGCGTAGTCGCCCTTGATGGCAATGTCCTGCGACTTCTCCGCGCCCTTGTAGGCTTCCGCCGTGGCGTTGTTGCGCGCGACCTGCGCCTGATAGTTCGCTGCCTGCGCCGACGCGTTGGCCTGCTGCTGCGCGCCTGCTGCCGCCACCATGCCGCCGACGAGGCTGCCGACCGCCGAAACGACGGCACCGATCACGCCGATGGCTGCGACGCACATTGGCCTACCCCGACACTCGTTGGCCGACGACCAAGGCCGTCAACGTAAACGGCAGCGGCTCGTCGTGTTCTATCACGATGTAACGGTCGCGATCCCATTCGCCGTCGAACGCCAGCACCATATCCCCCGTGAACATTGGGATCGCCGTTTCGAGCGGCTCGTCGGCGCTGCGGTATGGGATCGGGTCCAGCTTGCCTTCGCCCTGCTGGCGCTCGCTGCCGAAGGTGCCGCCGACCGCGTTTTGCAGGCGCGCGATGATTTCGAACACCCGCCCGATCTGCCCCTGCGCGGTGCCGCCCTGCGCCCCTGCCTCGATGTGCAGGGTCCTGATGCGGCTCTTGTAGCTATAGCCTACCAGCACCTTTTTGGCCGGGATCGGCAGCGCGATCTGCCCGTTGGTGACGGTCAGGTTGTGGACGGGCACGCCGTCAGCCAGCGCGCTGACGTTTTCCCCGTTCAGGTGCCATAGCCCGGTGATGATGGTGGCCGGGGTCGGCTTGTCGTAAAGCAAGGCGTCATCAAGGAAAAAGGCGTCCTCCAGCCCGTCGCCGTCCTCCAGCCCCTGCATGCCGACCTCGATATGCCGGACTGTCCTGCCGTCGATCACGCGCTCCACAATCATCCACAGTTCGTCGCCGGTCGCTCCGGGGATCGAGGCGATCTTGCGCGCCTTGCCGTTGCCGCCGATGACGTGGTGATGCCAGCCGACCACCTGCTGGTCGCGCTCGTAGGTCATCGCAGCGACGTGCCCGTCCGCCCGCGCGTACCAGATCATCAGGTCGGGCGAGGCCACGAACGCGCCCTGCACGAGGCCGGGGTCGGTAATATGCTCCGACAGGATGGTCAGGTCGGGCGAGGCGTAGCTGTCGGTCTGGAAGTTGTAGACGAATTCGCGCAGGCGGCGGGACGGGTTCTCGTTGCGGCCCTTGCGCTGCGCGAACAGGATGGCAGGCCCAGCCCGCACCGGCTTCACGTCGGCAATGCCGAAGGATGTTTCCCGTGAAATCTTGATGTTGGTGGGGCTGATCGCCTCGTTCTGGTTGGAGGCGGCGACCGTGTACTCGCCCGAGGTGGCGTTCACCACCAACCGCTTGGTGGTGCTCATAAACTTGATGGCGTCCACCTGATCGGAACTGATGGTGTAGGTGTAGCTTTCGTCGTCCTTGTCGCCGTCCTTGAATTTCAGGTAGGCGTCCAGCACCGACCCCCACAACGTCGTCGGCTGGAATTCGGTGTTGGCCGCCACCAGCCGCTGCTCGTGGAAAGTGGCGGTGGTCGGGTAGCCGCGCTTGTCTGACCACGCGCCCTCCTGCCATTGCGAGGACGAGCGCGCTCCGTAGGCGGTGTAGGGCGTGCGGTTCTTGACGATATTGACCCATGCGTTCTGCGTGTCCACCACGCTGGTGACCTGCACCACGCAGTAGCCGGAATGCTCGTAGCGCATGTTCGCGACCGCGCCGCCCGTGCCGTAGAACACCTCGACGGTGCCGCGCGTGTGCGTGGGGAAGCTGGCGGTCGAGGCCATGGTCTGCCCGCCGCCGGACACCACGAAATAAACATTGCCCTTGTATTCCCAATAGGTGTTGTCGCCGACCGTGACGGTCGCCCCCGGTGCCCATGTGGCGTAGCCGAAGGTCGTGGAGTTCGAATGCTCCCAGATGCGCCACAGCGACCCGACGTGGCCCGCCTCAAAAACCGGAGCGTTGAACGTCATAATCGCCGCGCCCGACGCGGTGTCGAGCGACACCCGGATGGCCTCGTTGGTGTTGAGGTCGAGGAACGGCCCTTCCTCGACCACGGCGGTGGACAGCGCCCATGATGCGTGATTGAGCCGCACCAGCTTGGCGATGGGCCAGTTGTTATTGAACAGGAACAGCGTGTCAGCCGACTGCGTGTAGGTCATGCTCGCGAGGTCGGCGGCGGTGAAAGCGGTGGCGATTTCGTAGACGCGCGACACCAAGCCGCCGTCCACATAGGCGGCGTAGCCGCTGCTGTCGATGCCGCTCAGGGTGATGTTGCTGCCCGACTTGCCCGTCACCGTGAACTCGCGGTTGTTGAGTTCGGCGGTCCCGTTGACGTTGGTCAGGATGACGCGGTCGCCGTTGACGAAGGCGTTGCCGGGGGCGGTGACGACGGTGGTCGAGCCGGTGACGATGCTGGTGATGGCATACTGCACGTCCCAGATCACGCCCCGGTCCTTGAAGAACCGGATGTAGTTCGGCCCGAATTCCAGCATGTAGGCCTGCGCGGTCGAGAACACGAACGGAATGAGGATGGAGTTCGGGTTGCTGTTCTTGACCGACGACACCTGCAAGGTGCCGCCGCGCTTGCGTGCGCCGCCCTGCGGCAGCACCGTCACGTTGGTGAGTTCGCGTGCGCCGTTGGCGTACTTGGCAAGATCGACCCGCCCGTAGATGCGCGGGGAAATTTCGCCAGCCGTGAAGTTGGTCAGGATCGAGTTGACGGTCGCCATGGGCTAAACGTCAGACAGTCGCGCCTGCTCCCATGTGCTGATCGGCATGATGTCGGGGGAGCCGTCGAGCGCGTCGTTGAACTTGGCGCTTGCGGAAACTTCCGTGTAGATTTTTTGGTAGGCCTGCACGTCGTTGGCGCTGTCGGTGAACGGCCTGCACCAGCGCCACGCCAGCCGCGCGGCGATGGTGGACACGAGGCCGGGATCGAACTCGTGCGCCTCCTTGCGCTCGACGTAGGTCAGCCGCAGGCCCTCGACATCACAATGCAGGTAGTTGCCGTGCCGCGCGAACTGCTCGACGTTTCCCTCGTGCCGGTTGCCACCCTCGACGTAGACGATCTTGACGAACTTCGGCGGCAGCCGGAACGCCAGCCCGTAGCCGAACAGCGGCTTCGCCGCCGGGTCGGACGACATCAGCGCCTGCGCGCGGCAGCACCGCCACGGGTGGTCGCGCAGGACCTCCAGCACGGTCGGCTCGTATGTCTGGAGAAAAAGTCGGCCAGCCTTTGACGTGCTGTCTGCTGTAGCAAGCAAGGGCTGGCCGAGGTCGGTCAACGCGAGGTTCGCAATCCCCAAATCGGTCATAGGCATCGCGGCTTACCTCGCGCGGGGAAAGTCAGATCACGAAGAACCTGACATATATTCGATGTCCCAAGCGACCTTGCCCGCCGCCGTTCCTGCGGTCGTGAGTGCGAAGCCGAGGTCGTACCAGCGGTTCGGGTCGGAGGTCAGGCCCGCGTCCTCCCACACCGTCTGTCCGATCTTGTCGATGGTGCGCACCGCAAAGCCGGTTTCCAGCCCGGTCGCGTGCGCGGTCGCGGCATCGAAGGCGGTGGCGTAGATGCCCGCCGCCACGGCTGCGCCGCCGTTCGACGCGATCTGGTAGAGCGTCAGGCCCCACGCGCCGGTCGCAATCGCGTCGTTGAAGATTTTGATCGAGGTCAGCCGCCACGACGAATGCACGCGCGCGATCCGCATGACGGAGGCGTCATCGTCGGCAGCCGCTATCGAAGCGGTGCCCACGATGCCGTACTTCTTTGCGCCCGACAAAAAGGTCGGGCTTTGCGTCTGCACGGCAGCGTCTGCGTTCTGCACGGCAGTTGATTTGATATTGACGACGGCCATGTGGCCCTCCTGTTGGTTTCGCCGCCCCGGTTGGACCGGCGTCCGGTAGTCTGGTTAAGGCGGCGACGGAGGTTCCGTCCCGTCGCCGCCCCCTCGTCCCACCTGTTACGCGCCGGGTCCGCCGGTCGGGTTGCAGGTGATGATGCCGACTTTTACTTCTTCCATTCGCGTCGCGCCGATGATCATGGAATAGAACACCTGCGTGGCGTAGTTCTTGTCCGCGCGCTCGCTGATGCGGGCGGAGGCATCCTTGCCGATGGCCAGCTTGATGCCCGACTTGACCCAATACATGACGTTGTCGTTGGCCGAGCCGTCCAAGGTCGTTCGCTGCGTGCGAATGAACTTGAAGCCGACGAAGGTGTCGATCTTGCCTTCGACCAGCGCCTTCACCGTATTGTAGTCGCTTGACGTGGTCTTGGTTGACGACAGCAGCGAGGTGACCTGCCGCGCTGGCAGGGCAATGTAGCGTTCCTCGTCCGGGTCAACGTCGGCCCCGTCCAGCTTCTCCTTCGCCGCCAGCAGCTTGGCGATGTTCAGCCCGTAGTTGGCTGCTGCCACGCCGGGGTCACGCACCTGCACGCCGATGGTCATGTTGGTGTCGTAGGCGGTCTGCGTCGAGCCATCGACGCCCGTGTAGGCGACGCCGAGGCCGTTGGCGATGATCGCGTCGTCCATCGCGCGGCCCATGGCCCAAGCAGCGGCCTGTGCGTATTGCGATGCCGGGTCGATCAGCATGCGGACCTTGTCCTCTTGGTCGATCAGGTCCGCCCAATCGTAATCAACGAGCGACACACGCCTGCGGGCGTGCGGGGTATCCATGCGTGGCGTGTCGGAGTGGCGCGAGGTCCGAACGCGGGCGGCGACTTGGCCGATCTGTTCGAAGAACGCGGTCTTGCCGACGACGCTCTCGGTATCGACGCCCATGCGAAGCCGCGAACCTTTCTGCTGTGCAAGGTGCGCGACGTTGCCTTTGTACTGCTCGACGAAGGCGGTAGTAATCTGGATTGACACGGCTGTGCCTCCACAAAAATGGTTGAACGGTTCAACGCTATTTTTGGGAGTGCCGCCCGGAGGCGATCCCTACATTCGGAAGGCCGCAGATCGGGGTGACCCGAGTGCCTGCGGCCTTCGATTTGTAGTCTGGTCAGGCGGCGCTTTCAACCGGGAACAGCCGGTTGTGCATGGCTGTGAGTTCGTCGCGGCGCAGGTCGTGTTCGGGATGGCTGGCGTCCATCAGCGCAACGTGGTGCTGCGCGCGGAAGGTCGCAATCTTCGAGCGCATGGCCTCCGGTGAGGTATCGGCTGCCTCCCCCGGCGGTCGCGGCTGCCGCTCTCCGGTGGTGCGCGCCTTGGTGTCGTACAGATATTTGATGAACGAAGGCATGCGCGCCAGCCCGTTGTCGCGCACCGACTGCTGGATGTCGGCGGGCATTTCGAGGAAGGCGGCCCGCGCCAGCGAGCGGCGGGCTTCGTACTCGCTGCCCCAATCGCGTTGCAGTTCGGCCTTGCCCTTCACGATGTCGGTGCTGATCTGCTGGTTGCCGAGTTCGGCCTGCGCGAAGTAGCGGTCACGATACTGATCGACCAGCTTCTGCGCTTGGCGCTGCGACAGCCCGCTCTCGAACGCGGCCTGCCGCCACCAGCCCTCCATGTTGTCGTCCCAGATCACGCCCTCGGGCATCTTTTCGGGCTTCTGGAATTCGTAGGCCTTCGGTTCCGGGGGCCGACCGCCCGCGACGTAGTAGCGGTCCCACGCCTCCTGATCGTTGGGGTCCTTCGGGATCGGCACCTTCTCGGAGCCGAGGGTCTTTTCGAGGTTGACATAGGCGCGCGCCACCGCCTCCGGGGACGAGTAGCGCGACAGCGACGGGTTCTCCTGCAAGTCCTTCGGCAGCGTCTTGAGGAAGGCCTTGTTGGGATCGGGGGCGAGGGTGTCGCCGGGGGTCGGGGCCGGTTTCGGGGTATCGGCAGGCGGCGCGGGTGGCGGGGCTGGCGGCGGGTCGCCTGTGGGCGGGGGCGGCGTGCCCGGTGCGGGCTGATCGGACAACAAGTCCTCGGGCATGGGGAACCTCCTTTAAGTGCGGTCGGTGAACTGCCCGACATTAGCGTGGAACGGATGGTTTAAGCCAGCGCCCGCGATCACCACGCCGCCGCCGGTCAGCGTGGCCGGGAAGAAGGTGTCTGGATCGCTATAAGTGGCCGGGAACAGTGTCACGCTGCCGACCGTGATCGCGTGCGGAGTGAAGAAGTTATCGGGATCGCTGTAGAGCGTCGGCGACAGGCTGACCGCTCCAGTCGCGATGCTGGCGGGCGGGAAGGTCGGTGAATTCGTGAACAGGTTCGGCAGCAGGATCAGTTCGCCGGTCCCCACCAGTGGCGGGAAGAACGTGCTGGTGTTGTCGAACTTGGGCGGCGCGAGCGCGACCGCGCCGGGAGCGACCGTCACCGGAATGAAGAAGCTGTCGGGGTCGGTGTAGAGCGGCGGTGCGATGGTCGCCGCGCCTGCGGCAACAGTCGGCGGGAAGAAGGTGTCCGGATCGGTATAGAGCGCGGGCGTCAACGCCTGATCCGCCCCGGCAGGCTGCGCCACCACAATCGGCAGGAAGAAGTAGGGGTCGCCAAGCAGGAAGTTCTGCGTGTTGACGGTCAGCGGCGGCAGCAGCGTGACCGCGCTTGACGCGGTCGGGGGCGGGAAACTCTGCGCATTGCTGGCCAGCGATGGCGCTAGTGCGGCGGTTGCGGCCAGCGTCGGCGAATAGAAGGTCTGCGTATTGTCGGCTTTCGCCGGGGTCAGCGGTTGGTCGGCCCCCGCCCCCGAAACTGTGGCGGCGTGGAAAGTCTGCGTGTAGCTGTCCAGCCCCGGCAGCAGCGTGACCGGGCCAGCCGCCACGGTCGGCGCGTAGAAGGTGGGCGTGTAGGTTTGCAGCCCCGGTCGAAGAACGTCATCCTCGTAGAATGCCACATAGGCGCTGGCGCTGTCGGCGGCCACGAAGGTCGGGTTCGAACTCGCGCCCGTGCCGGTGGAAATAAGGTGTTCGGCCCGCGCCGATATTTCGGTGACGCCGCCCGCCGTCGCCGATTGACCCGCGCCCCATGCCGTCCATGTCGAGGTCGCGGTCAGCACGGTGGCGACGCCGGTTTCCGATGCAATGCCGCGCACGCGCAGGGCTGGCCGGTTCGCCGTGGTGCAGTCGAGCGCGCTTGGGTCGACGCCGTCGTCGGAGACTTGGTTGGTCGCGCCGACCGAAACTGTGCCGCTGACCGAGAACCGGCGCGCCACCATGGCGGAGGCATCCGAGGTTGCTTGGTTGGCGAAGTAGGTGACGATGGTGGTGCCGGACGGCATGCTCGCCGTGAGCACGTTGTACCAAATCGAGACATGCGCCCCGGTCTGCGCGACGCCCTGCGAGTTGGTCCAGCCCTTGGCCTTGGTCCACGTCCCGCCGCCTGCGGTCGCCGCCATGTTGTTGATTTCGGCGTTGTCGCTGTCCGCCGCAGCGCCAGAGTTATCGACGCCCGCGACGACCACGATCAGATCGCCCGCATTGGCCGCCTGCGTCGTGGTGACCGAGAGCGAGGTCTGGTTGTTGCCGGTGTTGCCGCCAGCAGCGAGTGCGCCTAGGTCGGAGAATGCCATGTCAGGCCTGCGTCACTATCGCCACATAGGCGGTCTTGCGGAAAAACGGCGGCAGCAGCGTGGTGTCGGTGCCCTGCACCACGGTCGGCGTCGGGAATGTCGGCGCATTGGTGGCGAGCGTTGGCAACAGCGTGATCGTGGCCTGCGCCGCCGGGGCATAGAAGATTTGCGAGTTGGTAAATGGCGTCGGCGACAGGCTGACCGGACCAGCCGCGACCGCCGCCGGAAAGAACGTCTGCGCATTCGTATAGGGCGCGGGCGCAAGCGTGACCTCGCCTGCGCCGATACTCGCCGGAAAGAACGTCGGCGTGTTGGTGTGGGGGGCGGGAGCGAGCGCGACCGGACCAGCCTCGACAAGCGGCGGGAAGAAGCTGTCGGGGTCGGTGTGAAGCGGCGGCGACAGCGTGACCGCCGCCACCGGCTGATTGAACAGCAGCAGGAGCGTCATGCTCTACCCGCCTATGATCCGTCCGTATTTCGGCGGGCTGATCTGTACGTTCACGCAAGACCCGCCGTTCATCGAGTTATAGGCCCGAGCCGCCGCGACCGAGAAGGTCACGCCGCGCAGAACCGACCAGTGAAGTGTTGCCGGGTTTGTCACCGCCCACGTTTGAGTTGGTTCGCCCCTCGTTTCGACACCCTTGCCCTTCGCGCTCGCGGTCCCGGTCAAATTCGTGACGGTGATGGTGATGTTGCCGCGCACCTTCACCGGACCAGCCAGCGTCAGGTTCGTTATCACCGGAGAGTTGCTGAAGGTATGCAGCGGCCAGCTTGCGTCGGGGCCGACCTGTACGTTCGTCACCGGAAACGAACTTATAAGCGCGATACTAAGCGACGTCGTCGGATTGCCCCTATTCCCGAATTGCAACAGCGCAGTCCCCGGAACCCACGCCAGCGCCGAGCCTTGGATCACGCTAATGGTGTCAAGATAGAACGTGCCGCTGCCTAGCTTGACCGTCGCGACCGTGCCCGAAAAGTCGTTGAAGGCAAACCCGCCGAGCGAGGTGAAATCATTGTTGTTGACCGACCAGTCAATCGTTCCGGGAAAACCGCCGCCGTTGAAGGAAAATACTGTGTGATTGCCGTTGATCGTGACCGTGCCGCCCGACCCGGAGTTGAGGTCGATGTTGGCGTTGTCGGCACTGGTTGGAACGGATTGTCCGCCAGCGCCGTTGCTCGCCGCCGCCCAATGCGTCGTGTCGGAGGCGTCCCACGTCCCGCTTCCGCCAACCCAATAGCGCGTAGCCATTACAACGCTCCGATGGCTGTCGCCTGTGGCGGCACAATGATGTTGCCGTTGGCCATCCCATCATAGCCATTCCGCAAGGTGATCCCGCTGCCGAAGGTGAACCCGTAAGAGTGGAACCAGTCCACGAAGCCGGATTGACCAGCAGCGACATTCATGGTGCCAATTCCGCTAACGCCCCGGAAATAAATCGGGGCAGTAGGACGACCGGCCAGATGGAACGAATTGTTCACGGTCATTGTGGTGCCGTTCAGCGTGAAAATTATCGGCCCGCCGTTCGAGTTGTCGATTTCAAAGTAGTTGACCGAGAAGGTGCTGCCGCCTGTGCTATTCCATTGTGCAAAAACGCCATTGGTGAGCAGCCCGGTCAGCCGCAGGCGATGCGCGCAGATACCGGGGATCATGGTCCCGCCGCCCTGCCCTGTCGGCTGGAAATTGAGCGTTGCGGTGCCAGCGTCCACGGTCAGAGTGCCGCCGCCCGCCGTATTGTAATTCAGGTTTCCCTTGAACGTATGGAACCCGCTTCCCCATCTGACTGTGTGAGTGCCTTGGGCGGCAAGGGAGGTCGTGCTGTTGAACGTCATGTTGCTGGAGGCAAAGTCCAGCGTGCCGGTGTGGGCGCTGCATGTCACCCCGCTGACCGTCATGTTTCCAGCAACGGTCACCGTGCCGCCGCCTGACAGGCCGTCAAAGATTGCAACGTCGGCGGAAGTCGGCGCAGTCGTCACCGTGCTGCCGCCGGTCGCCGTTCTCCAGAAGCCGCTGTCGAGCGTGCCGCCGTCCCATGTACCGGAACCGCCGACCCAAAACTTGTTTGCCACGGCCTAACTCTCGATAGTGAAGTACGAGTATTGAATGTAAAGATTGCCGCCCTGCGGGTCGCCGCAGGTCACGCGCAAATCTTCATCATCTGCGCCGATGGCGATGATACCCGCGCCTTGGCCCTTCTGCTGACCGGAGCCGGGACCGAACACGCCGTCAATCAGCAGCCCGTTGGTGCCAGCCTTGGATGGCGTCGGCACATTCGCCGTTCCGAAGCCGATGCGCACCGCGACGTTGATGGTGTTGGCGGCATCGCACACGGCGGAAATTTGCGTCACGACAATCTTCGCGCCCGTACTCACCGAGAGCAGAGCAAAATCCGTCTGCGCCCCGTCCGCGTCGGAAATCACATGGCTGCGCGAAATGATGTTCGGGTGACCGCCCAGCACGAACGGAATGCCGTGCCGATTGACGATAAGAAAGGCATCAGCGCCAGCCGCTACTGCTGTCGGGTTTGCACCGTGCGCCTTGGCAATCGCGTCCAGCGCGACGGTCTGGATTTCATCGCCGCTCGCGCCCGTGCGAGTTTCAACGTCGGTGCCGGTGCCGGGAAGGGTGACGCCCATGAATTAGTCCCCTTGCCCGTCATAGCTGGAAGATGCCGGAAGCGTTCCACGTTATGGAAATGTTGCCGCCGTTCGGCGTCACCGGCAGGCCGGTCACCCCGGTGTCGATCCACGCCACCAGCCGCGAGGTCGAGGGCGTGCCGGTGTCGATGTAAATCAGCAGCGTCACCACCTGCGCGCCCGACACCGCCGTGAACGTCACGTCGTCGGCGTCGAATAGGCCGTTGGTCACCGTGGTGTTGTTGAGCGTCTGCGCGGTTCCGATCACCGCGCCCGCCGTGATGTCATCGAGGAAGTCGTCGGCGGCATTGTAGGTTTCGGTCGCCTGCAACAGCGCCACCTTGACGGTGTTGTCGTTGAGGTCGGCGTTGGTGAGGCTGTCGAGGATGGCCTCCTTGTATTTCGGGTAGATCACATTTCCGCTTGCCATGATGTCACCCCACCGCGCTCTTGAGCCGCGCCAGCCGGTCGCTCATTTCCTTCGAGGCCGTGAGCACGTCGGCCTCGCGCTGTTCGAGTTCCTGCTCGCGGAGGTCGAGCGCGACCTGCCGCGCCTCGATCTGTCCGGCCAGCACGTCGAGCGCGTTGGCGCGGGCGATCTGCTCCGCCGCCTGCTGGTCGAGTTGCGCGCCCTTGCTGCTGATCATCTTTTGCGTCGTTTCGAACTTCTCCTGCGCTTGGGTGCGCAGCGTCTGCGCCTCCTTCAGGTCGGCGGTGGCCTTGGCGGACGCCCGCTCGATGGCCGCGCGGTCGTTCGACACCTGCGTGACGCTCTCGCTGTACTCGGCCTGCGCCTTGGCCAGCCGGTCCTTCTCGGCGGTGATGGCCTGCGCCAGTTCCTTCATTTCCTTGATCTTGGCGGCGTAGGTCTTGTTGTCGCCGATGATCGACAGAAGATTGTCGGCCTGCTCCGCGATGCTTTGCGAACCCATCATGTGCGCACCTATGTCGTGGTGATGCAGGCGAGTTTCCATCCGGGGGAAACGCCGTAGTATTCGGTCTGTCCGGCGGTCAGCCGCAGCTTGGCGGCGGTGGCGGTCGGGTTTTGCCCGATGTCGATGCAGGCGATGCCCTCGGCCTGCACCCGGATGAAGCGGGTGGCGTCGTTGAAGGCCGCCGACTGCACCGTGCCCGCGCCGATGGCGACCTGCTGGAAGGCGATCACCGGGAACATGGCGGCAGCCGCGTAGCCGGTCATGCCGTTGTGCAGGTGCTGGAATTCCTCAATTCGTACTGACGGCATTGGCGTCCTCCGCTTCCTCCAGTTCGAACTGCTGCAACATCGTTTCGCGCGCCTGCGGGATGTCGGTCGGCTTCATCTGCATGTAGCGCAGGATTTGCAGCACCACCTCGCGCTGCCCCTCGTTGTGGGCCATTGTAACCGGCTCGCCCGTGAAGGTCGAACCAAGGACGAAGTGGCGGGCAATTAAGTCGTGGATAACCCGCTTGCCCTCCGCCGTCGAGAACACGATGCGGTAGTCGGCCAGCCGCATGCGGTCGTCGTAGCGGATCGTGCGCTTCGCCATCAGCGCGGCCCTCCGCTAACCGCCGACTGGATGGCTGGCAGCGCGCCGCGCGACAGCGATCCGATCAGGTCCTGAATGTTCTGCCCGCCCTGTTCGGGCGGTGGCTGCGGAACCGGGCCGCCTTGGCTGGGCGGTGGCAGTTGCGGCACCGGCATCTGCTGCGCCATGGCGGTCGCCTCGATGCCCTGCTTGCCAGCCGAGGCCACGCTGTCCACGCCGCCTGCGCCGTCCTTGAAGGCCTTGGCCAGCAGCGGCACCAGTTGGGTCAGCATCTTCTGCATGTTCTGCTGCTGCTCCATCTGGTCGTTCTGCTTCTCGTCCTTGAGCAGCGCGTCGTCCACCCCGAACCACTCGAACAGCGCGGGCGTGATCTTGGCGGTGTCGATGGGCGCGAACAGTTGCTGCGCGATTTCCGGCCCCAGCTTGGCGAGCGGCTCCAGCGTGGCGATCACCTGCTGGAAGCCCTGCGCGATCTGCGACTTCTGCGCGCGGGCCAGCGGCGACTGGTACTCGATGCGCATGTCGGCGTTCTGGATTTCCTCGGGCGGCTGCTCGAACGCGCCGTGCCGGTACATGATGCCGAACACCCGCTCGACCAGCGGATTGAGGAACTCGTTCTCAAGGCGGCCCAGCACCGGGCCGAGCAGCCGCATGCGTTCGGTCTGCCGCTGGATCACCTCGGTCGCCGTCATCTTGAAGTCGCCGACGAACTGCACCTGATCCACGAACATGGTGGTGCGGATCGCGTTGTCGAGTTGCGTGATGTACTCGCTGGCGTAGGGCAGGATGGCGGAGGTCGGCATCTGCGCGATTTCGGTCTTGTTGCGCAGGTAGGTCAGCGAGCCAGCGTACTGCCGCACCGGCCCGACGAGGCCCTCGTGCGGCACCATCAGCGGGGGGTCTACCGCCTTCTCGGCGGCGCGCATGACGGTGCGCGTTGCCGCGTTTGCCACCTTGATCTGCGGCAGCGCGGTCATCGCTGGTGAGCGGCCATGCACCTCGCCGCTGATAACCCACCAGCGGGGAATGACGTAGGGCATTTCCTCGACGCCGCTTTCTTCGAGGACGTGCTGTTCTTCCTCTTGGATGTAGCAGATCGCGATGGGCATGTTGGTCGGCAGCTTGTTGCCGTACTCGCGGTCCTTGTCCTCGCGCGGCGTGCAGACGTTGATGATCTTGTGCTTGTCGTCGTATTTGCCGTCGTCGTACAGCTTCTTGATCCGGCTGCTGACCTTGTCGCCCCAGATTTGCACCATCTGCCGCACGGTATACATGCTGTCGCGCATGACGGTATCGACAAAGCCGTACTGGTTCTCGGCGATGCAGCAGTCGAAGATCGGGTAGGTCCGCACAAAAATATGGCCAGTTCGCTGCTGGCCAATATACATCGCTGCGGTGCCGAGCGATGCCATGTCCTCCAGTAGCTGGTTCGCTTGGCTGTGGAACGCGGTCTTGGGCGAGGACAGCGCGTTCGAAATCCCCTTGCTGACGTTGTTGGTCCAGTGCTTGGTGCTCTCCATCTGGTCGAGCGCCTCGTCGGCCAGCCTGATGTTGAGCCAGTTGGTCGCCGGGTTCATCAGCATGCCGTGCATCGCAGCCGCCAAGGTCTGCACGCACTGGATGCCTATCGGGTCGTAGATATGCGGGCTGATGCGGCGGTCGCCATCGACGCGCGGGCCGACCGCGCCCATGCGGCGGGGCGCGCAATAGCGGGCCACGTCCTCCCACATATTGCGCCAGTTGGCGCGGTCGCTGTCGAGAACCTTGTAGCGCCTGATCTGCTTCTCTGGGTCAATCGGCACGTTGCGCTGCCTCTCTGGCCTCGACCTCGTAGGGCGAATTCCAGTAGCCGTAGCGGACCAGATACCAGAACGTCTTGAGCCAGTAGCGCACGAACCCATCGCGCTGACGTTGCAGCCAGTGGCAGATTTCGTGACGGCGCAACGCGCGGTTCTTGTAGTAGCGCGGCACGATGTAGATGCCCCAAGGCGTGTAGATACCGGCAAAGCCGAGCGCGCCGAGGAACGCCTGCCAGAACAGACCGGCCTGCTTGATGCGCGGCATGGCTACTGTCCCAGCAGGGTCTTGGAGGTTGCCGCCCGCGTGTTCGGGTCGCCCAGCGTCCCGCCCGCCTGCGGTGCGCCTGCCGCTGACTGCCGGTTCGTCACCCCGCCA